GGAACCGCTATTGGTGGATTAACAAGTGGTACAGAATATTATATTTCTAAAGTAGATAATAACAACTTTAGACTAATCAATATTGGCACTGGCACAACTGAAAAAGACTTCTTCTACAGAACAAATCAATATATCGATCTGTCCACAGTTGGAGTTGGAACACACTCATTCAACTATCAAGACATTTCTGTTACTGTTGAAGGAAAGATTGGAATATCTTCAATCGGTACAGAAACATTTGAAGCAGAAGTTCAACCTATTTTTAGAGGAGAAATCCAGTCAGTTCACCTTTCAAATAACGGTGTTGGATATGGATCCTCTGAAATTCTTAACTTTGATAGAAATCCAAACATCAAACTTCTCTCTGGAGAAAATGCACAAGCTGAAGCAGTAATCAACAATGGTGTTATTGAAAGTGTTATTGTACTGAATGCTGGAAGTAACTACAACTCACCACCGGACATTGACATTTCTGGTGATGGTTTTGGCGCAGTTCTTACACCTGTATTAAGTAACGGCACTATTTCGTCCATCACAGTTGTTAAGGGTGGAGTTGGATACTCAAAAGACAATACAGAAATCAGTATCACCTTCCCAGGATCAGGAGTTGATTTCTCAGCAAATATTCAAAACTGGAGAGTCAATAACTTTGAGAAAAACTTTGAAAGTTTTACGAATGATGATGGATTTATTTCTCTTGGAACAAACAATGATTATGGTCTTCAGTATTCTGCATTGTATGCTCCAAGAAGTTTAAGAAAAGAACTTAACTCTGTTGACCAGGCAGGCAATGTTCTTTACGGAGATGCTGATCTTAAGATTGCTAATAACGTTGAGGTTGCTTCTTCTGACCACTCTCCAATTATTGGATGGGCATATGATGGATATCCGATTTATGGTCCATATGGATATGTGACTAAATCGGGTGGTGTTGTTGCCCAGATGAAGTCGGGATATAAACTCAACTTACAAAGTAACAGACCACCAACCTCACTTTTCCCAGAGGGTTTCTTCATCGAGGATTACACTCATAGTGAGTTGTCAGATGAAACTGTTCTTGATGTTAATAACGGTAGATTCTGCGTTACACCAGAGTTCCCTAAAGGAACATATGCATACTTTGCAACCGTTAATACAACAACAGTTGACTCTGCTGGTCCTTTCTTGAACTTTAAGAGACCCGTATTCCCATATTTGATTGGAGACAACTTTAAAGCAGTTCCTAATAAGTTTAACTTTGAAGCAAGTTCTAATCAAGATTCCTATGATTTAAATCAAACTGATTATCTTAGAAATACTGATCCGTACAACTTGATCGGTGATGATGTAAACTATAGTTATTTGCCCATCCCGAATGAGTTGAAACAGAAGATCGATATCACTGCGTCTTCTCCAGGGACAGTAAAGAGCATTGGCATCTCTACAGGAGGTGACAACTATCGAGTAAATGACGATGTTGTATTAGATAATACTGGCACTGGTGGCGAAGGATTTATTGGAAAAGTATCTCATCTTGCAGGTAGATCTGTTACTAGTGTAAGTGTCGCTACAAGCACAGTTACTGATGTTGAAATAACACCATCTAGTAAGAAAGGAGAATATGTTATTTTCTCCGATAACCCTCATAATTTCAACAATAGTGAGACATTAGTAATCTCTGGATTATCAACTACTTCATCAGAGATTGAAGGTTCATATAAAGTTGGCATTTCATCAAATGTTCTTGCTCTAAGTGGAGTTGGAACTACATCTTCTGGAATCGGAACGGTAGGTGTAACAGGTATTGTTACCTTCTTTAACGTTACTGGTAATATTGATTATCCTGCGATCAAAGAAAATGATCTTTTAGGGATTGGAACTGAGAGAGTTCAAGTCCTTAATGTTGATAAGAGACTCTCAAGAATCAGAGTAATTAGAGCAGTTGATGGAACTGTAAGTTCTGCACATACAGTAACTACTAAACTATACGAAGTTCCTAAGAAACTTACTGCAAACATTGGATTTAATACTGATTATAAGTTTAGAAGAAACAAGCAAATATATTTTAATCCATCCGAAACTGTTGGATTAGGTACAACTGCTGGTGTTGGCATTGGAACAACTATTTCTTTCTCAAATCCAGGTACTGGGATCACTGAAATCTTTATTCAGACAAAGGCACTTTATATTCCAAATCATGAACTTGAAACTGGAGATAGAGTAACTTACTCCCCAGGTAATGGAAGTGGAATCATATCATTTGAAACTGGTGCTGGAGCTGGTACAACTTTAGCAGATCAAACTGACTTGTTTGTCGCTAAGATTTCAGATTCTCTGATTGGACTTTCAACTGTGAAGGTTGGTTTGGGAACAACGGGTGTATTCGTTGGAATTGGTAGCACAGTCCGCGATTCCAGAACTTTATTCTTCAGTGGTATTGGAACAGGAGTATACCATAGCCTGAAAACCAATCACACAGTCATCACTGGTGATATTTCTCGAAACCTTGTAACAGTATCAGTTGCAGAGACACATGGTATTCAAGGCAACCATGTTGTATTCATGGATGTTAATCCATCACTTACTACATCGTTTAGTGTATCTTATAATGATTTCAACAGAAGACTTGTTATTGATCCAAAATCTTTTGTTGCAACTGGTGTTAATACATCAACAAATACATTTACGATTACAAATCACGGATTTGTAAGTGGTGATAAAGTCATCCACACTTCTTCCACTCCAGCTGAGGGATTAGATGACAATAAGATTTACTATGTTTACAGGGTAGATGATAATAACTTCAAACTGACAAACACTTATTATGAGACAACTAAACTCAAACCATCAGTAGTTGGTGTTGCTAGCACTGCAGCAGGGACTATTTCTCGTATCAATCCACCATTGAAGGTTTATAGAGACTCCACAGTTGAGTTTGATGTATCTGATTCATCTTTGTCATATACGAAACAAGCATCTTCTTATGCTGCATTTGAACTTAATTTCTATCGTGATAGAACATTCTCACAACTCTATGATAAGAACCAAGAGAGTTCAGTATTCAATGTTGTAAGAACTGGAACTGTTGGTATTACTACAGATGCTAAGGTTACCCTGAGTATCACCAAGGACACTCCAAATGAGTTGTACTACAAACTTGATCCAGTTTATGAGAGTGATCTTCCGACTGAAAAGCAACAAATAATCACTGATTCTGATGTTCTCCTCAATAATGAGATTGATGTAGAGTTTAGTGCCTACAATGGCATCTTCCCAATCGGAACTGCTACAACTAACTCTTTCACATATACTCTTGCAGTAAAACCAGAGAAGAGTTCTTACATTTCTTCTACTTCAAAACTCTCATATGAGACTGATTGTACTCATACAACTGGACCAATCTCAAGAGTATCAATCGAAAATCCTGGTAAGAACTATTATTCCTTGCCTGGTTTCTCTACCGTAACATCTGGTATCGGAACAGGTGCCATATTGACAGTATCTTCCGATACTATTGGATCGATTAAGAAGATTCGTATTCAAGATATTGGATTTAACTTCCAAGTAGATAAAACCGTAAGACCATCGACATCACTTCCACAGATTGTTCAGATTGAATCCCAGACTGGGTTTGAGTCTGTAGCGATCTCATCCGTTGGTAGAGGATATGTAAAAGCACCAAGACTGATTGTATTTGATGGTAAAACAAATGCAAGACTCTCAGATGTTGATCTTAAGTATAGTCTTGGTGATAACCAGGTTTCAATCCTGAAGAACACTTTTGGTATTAACAACACTGAACCAAGAATACTTCCTGTTGAAAACACCAACGGCGTGGGTATCAGCACTATCGCATACAATACCACCACCGAAGATGTAACCGTGACCATGGCTGTTGGATTTAGCACTGCTGACTCCTTCCCATTCACTGTTGGCGATAAGGTGATGGTTGAAGGAACTAGCGTCGGTGTTGGATCAACAGGAAAAGGATTTAACTCTGAAAACTATGATTATGATTTGTTTACTATCAAGACCGTAACTCCAAACTACGGTGGTATTGGAACAGTTTCTTTCAACATCTCTGGAATGGTTAAGAGTGGAGAGATTGTGGGTGACTTTGATTCTTCTAACTCAATCGGTAGAATAATCCCTGAAAAGTTCTTCCCAATCTTCACATCTACTTTGAGACCCAACTACTATGCTAAAGGTGAGACTGTTAAGACTGGAACAAAGACTGGAGTCGTTCAAGGATTTGATGCGAAAACTAATCTTCTTTCAATCTCTACAAATGATGACTTTGATGTCAACGATATTATCATTGGACAATCCTCCAATGCACATGGTGTAGCTTCATCGATCACTTATTTTGATTCCTCTCTTAACACTGATACCCTCTCTAAGGTAACTCAAGGAAACCAAACCAACTCTGGTTTCTTGAATGATAACTTGCAGCGTGTTCAGGATAGTTTCTATTATCAGAACTTCTCTTATTCTTTGAGATCAAGAGTTGATTATGATACTTGGAATGATTCTGTTGGATCACTCAACCATACACTTGGATTTAGAAGATTCTCCGATTATCAAATGGAGTCTGCTCTGCCAGAAGGTAATCAAAATGCGATGGTTGTTGGAGTTGCAACTGACCTGACCTCCGTTGATACTGTTTATCAACTTGAAAGTTTTATTGATCTCAACTGCGTTAACGACTTTGATCTTGTCAAGGAGAACTCTAAGTCTCAAACCAATATTGTTTCTGATCAAATCACATTCTCCAGTAGAGTTCTTACAGACTTCTTTGAGTCGGTCGGAAACAGAGTTCTTTCAATCGATGATGTAAGCGGATCATTTAACAGCAACCCAAGACCAACTGCCTTCAGCATTGCTAATACATTCGACTTAGATGATGTAAGAGCGCAGAAATATATTACATATGTAAAAGACAGACGCTTCGTAGGTCAAAGGCAACTGATGATTGTTGACTTGATTCACGACCGTTCTTTTGGTTATATGAACCAATATGGTCGTGTTGAGACAGTGTATGATCAGGGATCATTTGACTTTAGAATTTCCGGTGGTAATGGAGAACTTCAGTTCTTCCCAACCAAGTCCTCTGTCAACAACTATGATGTCACCACACTTTCTTACAACTTAGATGACAATCTTCTTGGAGTCGGAACAACAGGCATTGGTCCTGTCTTGATTGATACTAAGAGTGTAGCACTGAGTGCTGGATCAACATCTAATGTTGTGAGCATTGCTAGCACATATAGTTCCATCAAGTTGATGGTTGAAGTCACACCAGACATTAACAATAATGAGTTTGCTTATGATAATCTCAATATTGTACATGATGGAACAAATGTGTCCGTTCTTCAATATGGCGAACTGACCACGAGTGCTGGTGCATTTGCATACGCTGGATATGGCACTTATCATGCTTATCTTGAGAGCAGTCTTCTCAAGGTTGATTACATCCCTGCAACCACAGGTGTCGGAACCACTGGTGTTGTAAATGCGATGGTTATCGGTGTTGGTAACAGTGACACCACTGGCATTGGAACTCTGGACCTGAATCACGCAAGACTTGAGGGCAGAAATACTAGCATCGCATCTTCCGATTCACCTATACAGAACGTGATTGGTTCATATGATAATGAGTATGACGTTGCCCACTTCATTGTTCAGTTGACAGACATCACAAACAATCAGTATGCACTTTCTGAAGTGCTTGTTGTTGATGATTATATTTCCGATGATGGATCGGGTGACACATATGATACTGAGTTTGGAATCATTGAAACAACATCTGGCATCGGAACCATTGGAACTAGGATCACTGGTGCAGCAGTTGGTGTAGCAGCAACTGTCGAACTCGTTTATACTCCACCTGCAGATGTTCAAGCACAAGCAAAAGTATTCATGGTTGCTTTGAGACATGCTGATGATGACAGATCTGAGGTCAACTTTACAAACGGCACCATTGAAACAACATTCTCTCAATATCAGGGAACTGATACTGATATTAAGAGAGCATTTGAACTTAAGCACAGAAGCAGACCAATCTTTGAGAGATACTTTGAAGGAGATGACTCCGACATTGTTAGTGTTTCTGATAACACTATCAGACTACCTGATCACTTCTTCGTTACTGGAGAGCAACTTACTTATGTTCATGCTGGTGCTGCAAGCACACAAGCAATCGGTATTGCATCTACATCATTTGTTGGTGTTGGAACAACTGATAAAGTTCCAGGAACTGTCTTTGCAATCAAGGTTGATGATAACAAGATTAAACTTGCCGCTTCAGCTGAGAAAGCACTCAAAGCAACTCCAGAGGTTCTTGATTTTACCAGCGTTGGAATTGGCACATCTCATAGATTTGTTTCAATCAATCAAAACTCCAAGGGTATTCTGGCTCTTGATAATGTCATTCAATCACCAATCGTTGCAACTGCCCTTACAACTCACCTCCACAGAACTGCAACCTCTAGTGATGATCGAATAACGGTAAGCACAGGTATCAACTCTATCTTTGGTGGAGATCTTCTTAAGATCGAAAATGAGATCGTTAAAGTATCTGGTGTTGGTATCGGTTCAACAAATACACTTTCAGTTCAGAGACAGTGGTTGGGAACAGCGTTGGCTGGACACTCCACTGATGCATTAGTTACAAAGGTTGTTGGTAACTATAACATTGTTGACAACATTCTCAACTTTGTTGATCCTCCTGTTGGACAAACTCCATTTGGAACATCAACAAACAGACCAGATGAAAGAGACTGGACAGGGATTGCAACAGGATCCTCTTTCCAGGGAAGAATCTTCCTCAGATCTGGTGTTCAAGATACCTCAAATGAAACTTACTATAGAAATAAGGTTCTTGATGATATTTCTGCTGGTTTCAATGGCACCGAAAGACTGTTCACTCTTCAGTCAGAATCATCTAACGTAGGAGGTATCTCAACTGAGAACGCAGTTGTGCTTATCAATGACGTATTCCAAGGTCCTGGTGCAACTAGTGACTATACTATTGAAGAAAGTTCAGGAATCAGTTCAATCAGGTTTGCTGGCACCGCTAGCTCTGTTTCATATGATGTTAATAGTTCTAACTTACCAGTGGGTGGTGTGATTGTTTCTGTTGGTATGACAGACCAAGGACTTGGATTCCAACCACTTATTTCTGCTGGAGGAACTGCTACTGTCTCCGCTGCTGGTACAATCTCTGCTATTAGTATCGGTAACAGTGGATCTGGATATCGTGCTGGTATTCAAACAGTTGTCAATGTTGGTGTTGCACTGTCAAGCACAAGTGCTCCTAGCATTGAGTTCATTGGAACTGCTGCTATTAGTAATGGAAACATTGTAAGTGTAGCGATTACAAACCCAGGAACTGGTTACACGACTTCAAATGTTCCATACGTTATATTTGATGATCCTCTGTCATACAGTGGAATCGCACTCACATACAGTTCTGTCTCCAGTGGTGTTGGAAGTGGTGCAAAGATGGATGTTGTTGTTGGACAAGGATCAAGCATCATATCCTTTGAAATCAGCAATACTGGATTTGGATATAAACCAGGAGAAAAACTGACCGTTCCTATCGGTGGTCTGACAGGCATTCCAACAACCTCTTCTTATCGTGAGATGTTATTGGATGTTCAAACTACATTCACTGATGAGTTTACTGCATGGTCTCTTGGAACTTTACAAGTTCTGGATAACCTTGATGATTTGTTTGATGGAAGCACAGTTGCTTTCTCACTGAGAAACTCTGGTTCGCTGATTACTATCAGAGCAGCAAAAGGTTCAAACATCAACGTACAGGATGTTCTGCTTGTATTCATCAACGATACTTTACAGGTTCCAGGTGAAGGGTACATCTTCACTGGTGGTTCAACAATCACATTCACTGAAGCACCTAAAGTTGGCGACAAGTCCAAGATTATCTTCTACAAAGGAACTGGTGATGTTGATGTTGTATTCAGAGATATCATTCCTCCTGTTAAGATTGGTGATACTTTACAGATTCTTGCCGATGAAAGTCGTGGTCAACAATCATTCCTTGATGAAGATGTAAGAGTTGTTGATCAAATCAACGCTACTGACCTTATCACCACTGATCCTTATTATGGACCAGGTAATACTGCTGATGAAAATCTGACAAGACCAGTGACTCTCTGCAGACAAACTGAAGATAAGATTATTGACAATATTGAAGTTGGTAAGGATAGAGAACTTTATGAACCAGGTATTCAACCTGGAGCATACTTGCTGAAGTCAGTTGGAATCGGATCTACAACCATCTATGTTGATAATATTAGACCATTCTTCAACTCTCAGGTTGAGGATGCTACAAGTCTGACTTTCCAGAATAAAGTAACTCTTGTATCTCAAGACACTAAGACTGGGGCTGCTGCTACAGCGATTGTTTCTGGACTTGGAACAATATCTTCGATTTCCATCTCTTCGGGTGGTGTTGGATATTCAACTACACCAACTGTCAGTATCGGAAATACCGCACAATCTGTTGGACTTGGAACAACTGCTGTCGCAACCGCATCTATCACCGCTGGGGTTGTAACTTCTATCACGCTTTCTAACGCAGGAACAGGTTATACAAATACGAACCCACCACAAGTACTAATCGCTCCTCCTGCATCTAATGTTGAAACAAACAGCGTTGGATCATACGCTGGTGATAATGGAATCGTAGTTGGATTTGGTACAACTGCTTCTGGATCTGATCTTCAGATTGTGCTTGATCTTCACGTCCCTGCAGGGTCTTTCATGAGAGACGCATCACTCACCGGCACTGCTGTGACGATTAGTGGTATCTCGACAAATGATTATTTCATGGTCTACAACTCAAACGTTGGTCTTGCCACAACATCAATAACTTCTAAAGATAATGGTGGTAGCACGATTGGTATTGGTTCTGAATACATTGACAACGTTTATCAAGTTGCCTCTGTTTCAACCGTTGAGTCTAATATCACTGGTATTGGAACAACTCATATTAGAAGAGTTCAGGCAACTGTTGTCGGACTTGGAACTACCACTGGTGGAATATACACAACATCCAACTACATGGGCGATTACAGTTGGGGACGTATTGATCTGACAGGACGCGCTCAATCCTATACATATAACTTCTATGGTGAAGATGGTGTCGGAGGTATTTCCACCTCTGGATTGGTCAGAAGAACTAATCCTTTGAAATTCACAAACTACATAGTCTAAATATTTTTTGTGTCCAACACTAACAATAAATAAGTAAAAAACCAGTACAAATGGCTGCTATTATAACTGATCAGATTAGAGTATTAAATGCCAAGAATTTTGTGGCTGATGTCGGCATCAACACATACTATTCTTTTATTGGTTTGCCCAATCCAGCAGACTATCAGTCTGATTGGAATAATAATCCTCCTTCGCCAAAGGACAACTTTGATCAGGAGAATGATTATTGGGACACAATGATTGCCCTGAAGAAAATCAATACTTCTGATGTAAGGCAAGTGGTGCCCAAGAGGCAATGGTCCTCTGGTACGACTTATGACTACTATCGTCACGATTATAGCAGATCAAACACTGCTAAAGTATCTGGTGCAACTAACTTATATTCTGCATCATACTTTGTAATGAATGAAGACTACCAAGTCTACATTTGTTTGCAAAATGGAACTGATCCAGATAACCCTAGCGGAAGACCCTCTCTGGATGAACCAACATTTACAGATCTCGAACCAAGATCTGCAGGAACCAGTGGTGATGGATATATTTGGAAGTACCTCTTTAGAATCAAACCAAGCGAGATTGTAAAGTTTGAAACTACTGATTACATTCCAGTACCGTCTGATTGGTCTACATCCACAGACAACGCTGCTGTTAGAGATAATGCTGTAGACGGATCAATCAAAATCGTTGCAATCACCGATCGTGGTGTCGGTCTTGGAACTGCTAACAGAACTTACTCAAATGTTCCTATCAGAGGAGATGGAACAGGTGCAACTTGCACGGTTGTTATCAACAATGACCAAAAAGTTGATACTGTTACTGTTTCTAATCAAGGATCGGGATACTCGTTTGGTAGTGTTGATCTTGTTGCTGGAGGTGTTCCCACAGGAACTTCTAGACCAACATTTGATGTAATCATGACTCCACAAGGTGGTCATGGTGCAGACATTTATAGAGAACTCGGCGCATACAATGTTCTCCTATACTCTAGAATCGAGAACGACAATGAAAACCCTGATTTTATCACTGGAAACCAGGTAGCAAGAATCGGTGTTGTTCAAAATCCAGAGGAAAGTGCTGGAACCATTTTAAGTTCTGATAAATCAAGTGCTGTCCCAGCAATCAAGTTGGTGGGTGCAGGATATAGTTCAGCGACTTTTGAGGCAGATTCATATGTGACTCAAACCATTGCAACTGGGTCAACAGCAGTTGGTAGAGTGATTAACTATGATCAGACAACTGGTGTACTTAAGTATTGGCAAGATCGTTCTCTTGCTGGATTCAATACTGTTGGAACAGCACAGACTCAACCAACATATGGATTTGATCTTAAGGAGTTTACTTCAGCACCATCAACTGGAGGAAGTCTTACAATCGTTCCTTCAACAGGTTCAAACTTAGCGATTGATACCTCTTTCACAGGTGTAAGTACCGTAATAAATAATAGGACATATTACCTTGGTCAGTCATTTGACAATGGTGTAGCAGGTGCTGAGGTTAGAAAGCACTCTGGTAATATTGTTTACGTAGACAATAGACCATCGATCACGAGGTCATCTAACCAAAAAGAAGATA